CAGTAGATGTTGATGTGGCAACGATGTACATGTTGCTACCATCAGTTCCATTAACAATGATGATATCACCCACCGATAAGCTCGCATACTCAGCTAAAAAGTAATTAGCTGCAGCGATTGTTGCAAGTGCATCATTTGGACTACCGTATGTAAAAATATTCGGTGCATTGAGAACTGTAGGAGAGCCACCAAAAGGTGTGACCGTTTCCTGTCCTTGATTAAGGGAGCTTGAAATACAAGCCCAATTCGCTACTGTAAAAGTCATGATTTAAAACTCCTATTCGTTAAAGATTAAGCCTCATCGCAATTGATTTGAATGATACCCAAATTATCAATAGTGATTGCACCTGCACTGAAAATTCCATTTACCAGCCAAGATGTTTCACGCGGCAAATAGTTAATTTCTGTACGGAAGTCATGACCAATACCCATACCTGTTGATTGCTTATGCCAGAAGAAGGTTTCACGAATATTAGCGGAAGCGAATGGCAATCCACCTTCAACCATCTGTGGAATAACAATGAAGTTAATTCCAAGATAATCACGTACGAAACCTTTATCTAATACACGATTTTGTGTATAGAAGGTTGAAACAAACTGGTCAGCCTGTAATAGACTCTGGAAATTACTCGCAGACATAGCACAGAAACGTTCTGGCAATGGCACAGCATTATTATCAAAGAACTGGATAGCTTGAGTATACTTGCTATAAGTCATGTTCGTTCCACCGTCTACGATGGTCTGACCAGGGCTTGTAGCTAGAGAGTTAATGATAATCTGGTCTGAACGACGACCTAATGCATTCGCAACCAACATGGCATTTTCCATCTTGGCATCGAAGTTAACTGTTAATTCTTGCACAGAGTCAACAGCCGTTGGTGCTGTGTATTTCTGTAGAATAGCGGATGTTTGTGAGTAACCAGGGTCTTGAATAACAACTGATTGCAAGTAACCAGTAGCCACAGCCTGAATCTGGTTTACTTTACGAAAAGAAACAGTAGCACCGATTACATCGCGTCGAACACGAACTGTATCGCGTAGCAAGAAACCCAGTGATTGATATTCAGCTTTAACCAATGCATCAAATTCAATCTGTTGCACAGCTGTCAATGACGTAGACATAGAAATCCCCTAAAAAATAATCAATTAAAAAATAGTTTAATTGTCATTTTATCCAAGGGCTTTGCTATGTCTCGATTATCCGGTTAGGGTCGAATAGCCAAGTTGTCCTTTATAAAAAGAACAAACGGTATTGAATATAGTATAAATGTTATGCACCAACCTTGTCAACAAAACCCGGTGTGTTTTTAGCAGCAAGTTCAAGACGGCCTTGAATGTCTTTTCGATACGCCTCATCAGTTTTGTATTTACCGATGTTATTAACCAGCTCTTGTTTGACATCATCAAGCGTTGCAGCGGATGCTATCGTGCCATTATTACCAGGTATCTGAGGTGTGCTTGACATAAATTTTCCTCTTAATTCTTCAAGTGCTTTTATTGATGAGGCGGTATTTACTGAACCAATTAAAGCTTCATATGAGTCTTTTGATAAATTGGCTTTTGCCCAATTATCTAAAATTTCCACTCGTTCTTTTGCATTTTCACCTAGAGCTTTAATTTCTTCATCAGGATTGATTTTAAAGTCATCCATATATTTATCGACAGAATCAATGAATTTATCCATCACATCTTGCGAAACACGCTTTTCTTTAGCAAATGCCTGTAATTCTTGAAAAGGTGCAAATTCAGGATTTAAAAACTTTGACCTTGAAAAGTCATATTTTTCTGGTGCTGTACCAAGACGCTTTTCCAATTCAGAATTGCTTTTGGCTAAATCAGCAACTGTTTTGTATTTATCAGGAAGCCAGGACGGTCTTTCACCAACACCGGGGATTCCATCATCTATAAACCATGAAGGTTGAGTAGTTTCATCTGTCATTTTTTATTTTCCCGATGCTATTTTATCTTTATGAGCTTGTATTGTTAGAAGTAACATTCGCCCAAATTCTTTGAATCCATCCCAGAACATAATATCCAGTTGATAGGTGGGCGTGCCCGGGCGTGCAAGAGCCGGTATCAAATATTTTTGAGTGACCAATTCAAGCCAGCGCTTACCTTGGGGATTCATTTCAAATAATTCATGGCATAATCTATCCCACTCAACTACATCAGGATTGTTGCGCATTTGTTCGATATTCTTGCGATATTGTGCCGTATAATCTTCTGGTTGTAATAATGGATTATTTTCTTCTATCATCTAGTCCTCATTGCGATATAGGTTGTTGGCTTGGATTCTGTGGTTGTTGTGGCATCTCACCAGATGTTTGTGTTGCCATATTCTGTAAGCTCTGCAGATTTTGTTGCTGCTGCATCACCTTTGCAACATCTTCAGGTTTATTCAAATAACGTTCATCAATCTGCATACTATCAGCGAGCATGTATGGTGTTGTCTTTGGGTTCACATAAAGCTGTGTGGCTTCTTGACCCATAATACCTTGCATGACTTGAACAAACTGAACAAATCGCTCTACGTCTGCACGACCTTTAGCTAGGTCAAGTGGTGACTTATATCTAAACTTAATCGGTATCTTGCCTGTTTTTGGATAAGGTAATAATCCCATTGAATTTAGAATATAAGCACAGCGCTTGATAATCGGTAAACCCATTTCCTGTTCCATACGCGAAAATAGAGGACCAATTTTTTCAGCCAGATTTGATGCTTTCATTGAAAGCTCATAGGCAGTTTGTGGTTGCACACTCTGTGAATCTTGTGGCTGTTCAGCAAAAAGAAGTGCTTTGATTTGCAAACGCAAATCGGCAATAGTCATTTGCGCAAATTCAGGTGACGCAGAATTAGGTAAGGGTATAAGAGGAACCTGACCATTTGAACCAATAGGAGCAATTGGTATAATTGTAAAAGGTTCAAGTTTGAATGTGTGAGGATTAAAAATAGCGTCACTAAAGCCCATGTAAGGTCGAAAAGTATTAAGGTTTGCTGAAGCAAGTTCTACCCTCGCCATTTCATTCAAACTGATGATAGAAGGTAATGCTTCCATCACAGGACCACGACCCCATGTTTCATTATTTACTTTCTTCCAACGCCAGACAATGCCTGGATTTGAATCGAGCCATTGCGAGTAAAGTAAATCATTGTCAGCCCATACAGCATAACAATACTTCTGAGGCATATTGGCAAAGTATGCAACACCTTCATAGATGTTTCGTACAACTGCATCAGGGTCACTTGCCATTAAAGCTTGAAGGTTTGCTGAGATAATAATGTTCGGCCAGCGTGTATTGAGTTCACATATTTTTAAATTCTGCCATGTGCGAAACCATGTTTCGATATTGCCATTTACGGCTTCTTCAATAGCCAATTTATCAGCAGGAATACTGGTGCACATGAATGGCATATCATCGTTAAGTTGATTGATAACCAAAGCAGCTGTACCAATTGCCAAATCATAATAGCACTCGTTTATCGTGACATCGAAATTTGATGCATGAATATAGGTAAACAAACGCCGCATATATGCATCAAGAACCAATTGAGCATCTTGTAGGATGAGAACATTGTTTGGGTCTGTCGGGTCATCGACCATACTGTCATCAACTTCCATGAAGCCCCATTGCGTTTTAGGCGGCGTCATGGAGTCATGTATTTTAGAGACGAATGTTGTTACCGCTTCTACTGCAGTCGTATCATAGACACGCGTATTTTGAATTGTACCCTGGAATTCTTTGCCAGGTAGATAATAGCGATTACGAAATGGCACCGTATAAAAGTAGGCAGCTTGCTGAATAGGAATCCATAAGTCAGCCGTATATTTAGCAGAATTATATCGCTTGCGAAGCGTCTCAAGTAAAGAGTTGCCAGGCATCGCTACAGGCGGCATTCCTTGGGTTGTATCCATTTATTATCCGCCTAAATTGTCTGTTATACCAGGAGCGGGTGTTTGACCTTGTCCTAACATTCCACCACCGCCTCCACCACCAGTAATAGGTGAACGATAGTTGTTTCTCAAAGCACGGATTTGTTTTGACTCGACACGTTTTTTTTCAACATCAGTTGCTGCACGTGTAGCATCCAGTTGTTGTTTCGTTAATTCAGTTTGGTCTTGATATGCTTTAACTTGGTCCGCTATCTGTTGTTGCTGTTGACGCAATTGGTCAGCACTGGGACGCCCAGTGAGCTTATTAAATAAACCACCTTCCCAGTTCCCAATATTTTTATTCCAGGCACCGGCAATACCGCCTGTTGCGACACCTTCAACAATATCCCGTGCTTTAGTCCACCAACTCATGTCCGTCTCCTAAATCCATATATGAACGTAGATAATTTTATATGCAAATTCTTCAGGTTTTATTTCGCGGTCCACATATACGATGCGCCAAGGAAGCTTAATCTTTTTGCGCAATTCCTTTATCTGTGAAAGGATTTTGGACACCTGAGTTCTCCGTGACGATTAACAAATCAGATTTTAACTCATCTATTTGTTTTTGTAATTCAAAAGTTTGGTGAACATTTAACCCAACATTAACGGCTTCCATAAGCTGTTTGAATTCAGAAGCGGTAAAATCACCATCGGCCGCTTGACGTAGAATGGCTTGATAATGTTTAGCGGGTGAATCATCTTCACCAAAGTTAATTCGAATTCTTGAGTTTCGACTGATTCCAAATTTTGCCCATCCCATTAATTTCCAGTGGTCCATTTCATAATTGATAGTACCCATTAGGTATTGTTTACTACGCAACTCCATTCCTTCTTCATACCAACATTGCTTTGCAACCATCTTGGTAAAGAAAAAAAGATTTCCAAATGTTTCACGGTTTCTTACCCAATGATAAAACGTAGATTCACCCACCATTGCTTCAACACAAAAATATGTATGGCAACCTTTGTTTTTATCCATCATGACTTTAATAAGCAATTTACAATGTTTTTCTTCATTATATAATGTGTTTTTCTTCTTCTTGAAAAAGTCGTAAACTTCATCAACTGTTGAATTGACCACTTTTTTCATTGCTTCGCTCATAAGAGATTTGTCACCTATGTTAGATATTAATCAGTTTAGAGAATCTATCCTCAAGTCTACACTAAATGACCTTCTAATGTACTCACCTGAAGCAGAAGAGTTATTAGTATTTACATGCGCCAATGAATCCCGCGGTGGAACTTATATCCGGCAAATCAATGGACCGGCGCTAGGTATCTTTCAAATGCAGCCTGAGACTCATACAGATTTATGGGTGAATTATATTCAAATGAAATCAAATTTATCAATGATAATGATATCAAATTTTAATGTTGTTCGTGTGCCAGAACCAGATAGATTGATTTATGATTTACGTTATGCAACTGCAATGGCACGTATCTTTTATGCTCGTATCAAAGAACCATTGCCTAAAGTTGATGATGTAGACAACTTATGGTGGTACTACAAAACCTATTACAATACTCAATACGGTAAAGCCCAAAAAGAATGGGCTATTAAATGGTATGAAGGCTTTAAGGGTTCTCATGACTGAGATCTTTGTAATTCGCTATAAGCGTTGCTGTAGAAACATTGCAGAAACATATCCGACATAAGAATCGCGTAACTCTCTTATGCTTTGGTCCATTATCTTGTCCTGAACTAAACCATTCAATCGGTACATAATCATGTGGACCACGGTTCTTGCCACATAGCTCTATAGCCTCTCTTATACGACGCGCTTCAATTTCATCTAATGCTGGGGTCAGGCTCATCATTTTCCTCTATAATTTTTTTCACTCGTTCGAAATTTTTTCTAACGACTTCCTCAGTATTTAACTGAGCATCTTGTAATATTCTTGAAAATTCAGTAATGTTCATACAGAAGATTATACGACACGCCCATGGCGCCTACAACGTATTCTACAGGCGCGATGTAATAATCGTAGCTACATACCGATTAGACTTTTTGATGCGAGAGGGGCGAGATA